TTGGGAAGGTGGAGAAAGCGCTGAATCAACTGGCTTGTGTGAAGTCAATACTGGAAAAGATACTGCTTCGGAATACTTAAAAACTGCTACGGTTTTTCTTCTTTGTTTCTCGTCGAGAGCATAGATAAGACACAAATAATCATTAAATTATTTGGTATGGAGAAGAAACGACCAAAAAAGAGGGGACGGCCGACAAAATTTACGTCCATAGATATTGGACAGGTGAAAAAACTTGCCGTGGCAGGGTGGACGGATGACCAGATATCGGATTTCTTCAATATAAATCAATCTACACTGAACCGATGGAAGAAAAGTCACCCCAGTTTTTGCAAGTCCTTAAAAGACTGGAAGAGTGCAGCTGATGAGAAAGTTGAAAAAGCTTTGTATCAGCGGGCCTGTGGGTTTGAGCACCCTGAAGAAGTAATTATGCAGTATCGGGGGGATGTAATAAGAGTAAACACAACCAAAAAATATCCTCCCGACACCGCGGCTTGTTTTATCTGGCTTAAAAACCGCAAACATCTTGAATGGAAGGATAAGCAAGAAATTGAGCATTCCGGTGAGGTTAAAGGGCCGGTGATATACCTACCTCGACAAGAGAAGGCGTAACCTGATGGATGAGTGGAGACCACAACCTAAGCAAGAGCAGTTTTTGCGCCTCTCTGTCTATGAGGCCCTTTTTGGAGGGACAAAAGGTCCCGGGAAAACCGACGCTCTACTGGCGGAGTCAACGAGGCAACTGTCAACGCCCGGGTATCAGGCCATTATTTTCCGCCGCACCATGCCTAAGTTGGCGGAAATCATCGAGCGTTCCCACCGGTGGTTTGGCCAGACAGAGGCGACGTGGAATGGGGAAAAGCACCGCTGGACCTGGCCTAACCGCAATTTTATAGCTTTCGGTTACTGCAAGGATGAGAAGGATAAATACAACTACCAGGGCCACGAGTATTCTTTTATGGGGTTTGACCAGGTAGAAGAGTTCACCTTGACGATGTATCTTTTCCTGCTGGCGCAAAATCGGTGTTCGGTGCCTGGGATTAAATGTTACACCAGATCCACATCTAACCCAGGCAACGTGGGCCACGCGTGGGTTAAGAGCAGGTTTATCGACCGTCTCCCTAAAGACGGCACACCAAGGTATTTTCGCCGTGTAAACGATGAGGACGTTGAGACGACGGCAGATGACCCGCAAGCGCTATCCAGAGCGTTTGTCTTTGCGCAGGTAGAGGACAACCAAGCGCTTCTGCAGGCCGACCCCGATTATATCAAGCGTCTGGATATGCTGCCGGAGACTGACCGGAAAGCCCTCCGCTTTGGAGATTGGGACATCTTTGCCGGTCAGTTCTTCCGGGAGTTCTCCCGGGCATACCACGTTTTGTCTACACGCGCGCTTGCGGGTATATCCAAAGCACCCCATACAGGGTTCTTGTCTTTTGACTACGGTTACTCTCAACCGGCAAGCGTCGGATGGTATAAGCTCTTTGCCAAGTGCCCGGTATGCGGCGGTGATCACCCGCTGCTTGTCAGGCATAGAGAGCTTTACGAGGAAGGGCATACATACGAGGGACTTGCGGAAAAGATACTTTCTATGACACCGGCAGATGAAACCCCGGAGTATGCGGTAGCCGATCCTGCGATATGGGGGGACGTGCAGCACCACCTGGCCAAGGCATACACACCCAAAGCAGATGAGAGGAAAGGTGAGAGCGGCGGGGAGGTGATGACCAGGTTGTTTATGCCAAGGTTCCCCCTTTATCGGGCCGACAACTCCCGTATTATCGGGTGGGGCCGTGTAAGGGAGTATCTCCAGCTGGTCAAGACGCAATCAAGGAATGCCTGCACTAAGTTTATGGTCACTGACAACTGTCGGCATTTTTTACGCACAATTCCGGGGCTGATACACGATACGGAATACGTGGAGGACGTGGACACGTCCGGTGAGGACCACGCGGCTGACGAGTGTCGGTATGCGATGATGAGCAGACCGGCTCTTCCTAAACTTGCGGAGCCGCCCAAGACACCGGCACAAGAGTTCTGGGATCGGGTGCAGAGAGACGCGCAGAGGCACGATCAGGCATATAGCGGAGACGATGGGTTAAGGTCTCTGTCAACAGATATAGTTCGGGAAGAGGCAACCGTATGAACGACAAGAAGATAAAGAAGTTCCGCAAGGAAATCCATAAGGCCGTATCCGAGACGAGGGAAGAGATCGAACAGGAGATAAAGACCTATATAAACAACGCCCCTTTTCTTGACAGGATCAAGTTCGCCGGCCGGGTGCTGGCGGGGAGGGTGTAAAGATGTTTTTCAAGATTGGCAGATGTTCGGAGTGCGCGCAGTTGCGCGGGGAGAACGCTTATTTGCGCAGGCTGGTTGATAATCTCCTGGCTTCTAAAGGAGTCTCACCTGTGGAAAAATCTGTGGAAACAATCCCGGACGACCCGGAAGAGATACGGCGGCAGGAGATAGCAAAACGCGGCGGTCAAGTTTACGGGGAAGGATAGTATGAGCGAGCCTTTGACGTTAAGCAAAAAAATACTCGATAAAAGAGACAAAATCCAGCGTGGGCGTTCTATGTATGAAAGGCAGTGGCTGGTAAACGTGGCTTTTCTCTACGGGAAGCAGCATTTCGTTTTGGACAAGATACAATCAACCGGCAACGCCACGGAAGACCGTATTTTATGGGAGCTTAAGACCGAGGAGCGCAAAGGGAAGACAAGGAGGACGTCGAATTACATCCTGCCGCTTTATCGGTCTTTGCTCTCAAGGCTGTTGCGGATGAAAGCGCATATATCTGTAACGTCTCTTACCAACAGCGATAGAGACAAGTCTGCGTCAAGAGTCAGTCAGGAAGTCCTTGAGGACTTCTGGTTAATGGCCAACAAACACAACCCGGTTTTATGCCAAAAATATTCCGGTATGCCGCTTGTGTTGGCAAAGGTGTTTGGGTATGCGCTCACTACCGGGCGCGGTTATCTGAAACCTTATTTTAACGTAAAGACGCTCTCCACTGCGTATCTAAACGATCAGGCTCTGCCAGGTGCGGAGATTGGGGAGGTCGAAGTCAAGGCCTTATCGCCTTTCAATGTCTTCGAAGATCCGCTTGGTAGACACTTTATCGAGCAGTCAATTATGCCGGTGGAAGAGATAAAAAAGCAATATGGGGTTGATGTTGCAATGGAAGATCTCGCAATCTCTGATATCGAACAGCAGTTAATGACTATGCTTGACGGGATAGGGGATGAGAAGAACCAGTATGACGGGTGTGCAAAAGTATATGAGTATTGGGAGGTCCCGTCCGACGATTATCCGCAAGGGCGTTATGTGATATGCACTGCCAAAACCGTCATATTTGACGGGTCTATCCCCTCTGAATACAAGAGCCGCCTGCCTTATTTCAACATTGATTACCTGGACATAATGCTCGCACAGTTCCCGCAAGGGATGATTGAGCAGTTGATACAACTGCAGGAGGATTATAACTATACACTGTCCAGGATATGCGGATACAAAAAGTGGTTTGCCGGAAAAATAAAAGTTCCGGCCGGATGTAAACTTGAAACCAAATACGACGAGGACATAGGGCAATACATTATCTACACGCCGGGTGTCGGCGAACCGCATTTCGAGGCCCCACCCCCGCCGCCAGCAAAGCTTTGGGATGATTTGGTGCGCATCCGTAAAGATATGGAGGATGTGGCGGGTGTGCACGATTCCGGGATGGGACGTTTACCGGAACAGATAAAAAGCGGCGTTGCAATTGAGAATCTCAACGAGTTGGATAACGACCAGCTGTCGCCAATACTGCTAAAAATCGAACAACAGCTTTCGTTTTTCTCCGAGACGGTCCTTGACATTATGCAGGCAAAATATGCCGAGCGCAGGCTTATCGGTATCTCTGGGGATGAGGAGGCGGCAGACGTAAGGACATTTCTGGGGGCGGATGTTGACGGCCAGCGAAGAATACAAGTGTCAATTGGGTCAAATATGCCGTTGAGTAAGACCGAACGACAATTGCTCATACGGTCAATGCGTAGTGAGGGGTATATCAACAAAGACAAGGCTTTGGAGTTAATGGAGTTTGGAGAACTGTCCGGCATATACAACGATCTCGACCGGCAGGCGCAGAAGATGGAGAACATGGAAATGACTAAAGGCGTGTTGCCGCAGGTCAACGAGTGGGACTACCATCAGGCGCATATCGAGGTCATAGAAAAGTTTATGAAAGGCGAAGCATTCCGCAAACTACAGCCTGACTTACACAAAGTATTTATGGTTCATCGTGGACTGCACCAGAAGGCGTTACTTA